CATGACCATGTAACGCATGGCTGTGATGATATCGTAGCGAACAGTCGGAGTTTCTTTTCTAGGCCCATCCCCGTCCTTGTTCCACTCGTAGGAGGCATACTGACCAATGAGATCCCTTAGATCCTTGCGAATCAAAAGTCGGCGCGTATTAAAGCGGTGCCACATGGAATCCATGCCTGTATGGAAGGAATTATCAGCCTTGATGTATTTTCTTTTATTTTCATCAATATCTAAATAATTCTCGCCGTGTGCCAACTTCCAGTATTTCTCTAGAATTTTGGTGCCATCCCCCTGGTTCACCTGACCGGAGGCCGGGTCAATCATGAAGGTCATGTTTGGACCCCAGGACTGGAGATGAGCATGGTGGTAAAAATACTCAGTCTCAGCCTTCTCATAGGTGGCATAGACGAAGATCACATCCGACTGAGGATCCCAGGCGCAGGCACAGGCTGCGGTGGGATGCCGCCAGCCAACGTCCAGACCGCCCAGATACTTCCAGCGGGTACTGATACGGAAGTCATTTGGATCATAGATGATGTCCTGGTTAGGGAAAGGAAAGATCAAACCACTGTTAGAGGTAGCGCGGCCCTGGGTTCGAGCTGCGAACATGGCTGGGTCACTGGCCCATAGGCGCCGATTGCGTTCTCTGACCTCTGGGGCGATGTGCTTGGCATCCTCGTCTGTGATGTAGGTCAGGAATACGTCTCCACCAGGTTCTGAATTGTCCTGAATGAACTTGACGATGGGGGTGATGCCGTGCTGGGGACACTCCGTGATATAGACATAGCCATTCGTAGTGGTCATACGGGCAATGATTTCGTCCAGGATCTCCTTGGGCGCTTCCTCATCGATCCAAACACGATCACCAGACCAGGAGGCTAGGGACTGAATATCCATGCCATGGGTCTTGAAGGTGATGACGCTGGTGGTGTCGGATGGGATATGTTTGATACGAACCGTATCCATGGCACCGGATACCGACTTCATCGACGGGGTACCGATGATGTATTTCTGGTTGATCAAGGCTTCCTTGCCTGGCTGGTCAGTCCAACCAGGCTTCTTGGGATCAGGCCCAAACAGTTTCTTCTGTGGGGCGTCACGGGTATTTTCAGCAGTATCACCCATGACCCAGCAGTTGATACCTCTGGCCGTCTTGGGGCCGGTATACCAGTCTGGATAAAGACCCGTGGCGTCCCAGGCGATGTTGTAGGCGGCGGCGTGGCTCTTGCCAGAGTTAGAAACCACGATGCCATCACAGACGAAGGCATGGTCTTCATGATCGATATTGATGTCAAAGGTAGGCTCAACCAGGATCGGACCTTCATAGGAAAGTCTGGAATAGGAAGGTGCGCCATTGGCATTCATGACCACCGCCGGCAACTGGTTCTTACACGCCCGCAGCACCCGGATCATGGCATGGCGACCACTCGGGTAGACCACGCATATTTTATGGGACTTGGTGCATTCCAGATAACCAGAAGCATGTTTGAACCGATGCACCATATGGTTATCATTCTCAAACACGGCGTTGACCCGTGATGGCACAAACGACTTCGACTCGAAAGCAAAGGCTTTTACGATGTCGCCTGGAATGATGTGCTGGATAGCAGTCTTGGTTCCATCCCACAAGTGAACCTGGGAATCACCCCGTAGGCACTGGTTGGCACCGAAAATGACCTTGATGTGCTTATTAGAGTTGCACCACTCCAACTGGGGAGGGTAGGGGTCTTTGGCTACAAACATGGACAGGAAGGCGTCCCGGGCCTCCTGCTGAAGGGCAACATTGGCTAATTCTAGACCTGATGCAATGCCGCTCAGATTGTCATGACGAACCATTAGAACCCCTTAGATGGTTTGACTACTTTTTAGACATCGGACCATATTTTAGTCTGATTTACTGATCAAAAGAGGCGTTGGGCGTGTCCATTGTGAAGGAACAGCCAGGGTGTTCAATGATGTGAGCATCCCTGCCGCACACTGGGCAGTCCACAAACTCGGCCCTCTGTTTGACGGTGGTAAGGATCTCGAAGTTACCCTCGCAACCATATGAGCAATGGAACAGATACAGCGGCATTAGCCCCTCCTTAAGGTTTTCTTCTGGATGGCGGAAATGGCATCGTTGAATTCGTCCACAAGGACCGCGACAACAGCTTGAAGTTCCGTGCTGATGTCGCTCGGATGCCCAGTGAACCCGCCATTAAGTTCCGCCTGGGCATCCCTGATGACTTTCTCTGCCTTGATCATGCGTCCTCCCCTAGGTTGAGTCCTTCCTCCCAGTCCTCGGGTGAGGCTGGTTCTCCTTGCATACCGATGGCATTCCGGCTGGCTTCCTCTTCCTCAAACTTGACCGATACCACCTCGGCGTCCTGGACTGGGATCAGCACCTTAATGCCAGTCTTCTCATAGATCAGGTCTGCATGAACGGTAAGGACCGATCCAAACCTAGACCAGACCTCTGGACCGGAAAGGTCGTCGTGGTGGGTGACATCGATTTGCTGTTTCTTGCCGAATTTCTTGGAATGCAGTGTTTCCGCAAAGCGCATCCGTAGGTCGGCACGGTTCTTGGCGACAAAAGCCTGCTTGGGGTCGGTCACGTTGTCTACGATCTCAAGGGCCTGTTCCGCCAACACCAAGGCCCGCATCTTCTCAGCAACCTCAAGGAGGTCCGCAAACACCTTGTAGTCTGAGATCCAAGTCATCAAAGTCCGCGGCTTAGGCATACCAGTGAGGCCAAGAATGGCTGGCAGGGAGTAGCCCTGGGCAACCATATCCAAGCACAATTCCATCACATCGGCCCGATTCAGGTGCCGCCGGCCAACCACCCACTCATCCTGGGTTTCCGTGCGCTGAAGGGCCTCGATAGTGACGGCTACACGCAAGTCTCCTTGTCCAAGACAAGAGTTCTCGACCAGATAGTTAGACACCGCCTGTTGCAGGGTGATAGGTAAGGTGCCGACCATGCCGGTAGCGTTGACCTCAGACCTTGCCATTGACCACCGGGGGGGTGATAGGGCCGGCAGCGGCGACTGGGGCACCCAGGAGATCCTGGATCGGCGCCAGTGCCTTAAGGATGTCAGCCTTGGCCACGTTCCTGCCAATGGTTGAGCGGAGCAGGGGGGCCAAGTTGGTCATCAAGGTCGTTGTGACCCGATCATTTTCCAGCAGAGTTCGGTTCAGCATGGTCCCGATCAATTCCGCATGATGATTGCCGATGCTACCCATATCTCGCAACCAGCGCACAGCCTCACTGACCCTGACGGCAAGCGGTTTTTCTTCCATTTTCATCTCCTTCAGTTCAGCTTCCTCAATCCACCCTGTGCCCCACTTGACTTTGGCCATCTAACCTCCAACCATCAGCCAGCGGTTGTTGATAGAGACAGTAGTGGTGCCCTTGGCGCCTGACCTACGCTCCATAACCCTGATCACATCCCGCTTCTCTAGTTCCCTAAGACACTTGTAGAAGGTGATCCTGGATAGGCCAGATAGTTCCACCATGTCTTCTGTCCGAAACTCGACCGATTCCGGGTGCCCGTCTGAAACCATACCAAGGGCCAAGAGCGCCACAATTTCTGTTGGTTGAAAAGAATTAAGCATGGGTATCCACCGAATAGATTCAAACCCGATTCGCACAATGCCCTCCTAGCATTGATAAAGACTGCCAGAATCCACGCGAACAGGGGTCATTTTCAATAAAGATCGGAGTTGGGAGAGTTCAATTCTAAGCGTTTCATTTTCCGCCACCAGGCGGTCACGCTCCGAGGGGTCCAAAGGCTCCGGTTGTTCTTCTGCTTCTGGCTGGCAGAAGACTGGTCTGGAACCGGGTGCTCTTTGGATGGCCATGAAGGTGTCCCTCTATGACTACAAATTTTATACCGATTGCCTATTTAGGCAAGAGGTAAAAGTCTCCTCCACTACCAGCATCCCTAAAGATGCTCCTCTTGGGGAACCGGGTTTCCGACACAACCGATGAAGTTGAGTGCAGGACGCAAGGACAACTATTTTGGGTTGTACCCGGGTGTAGTGACCGCGCACGGGCGGGCGAGAGAGGAGTTTATTACTTCAGTGCCTCAGCCGCGACCACGCAGGCAGCATGATACCAGTCCGAATAGTCGCAATCGTCGTTCATCATGGTTGGTAACCTTGGAATGCGTTCCAAGGCTCCCTTGAAGCGGTTATTCTCTGCCATCAGTTGTTCCATGTAGTCGCCAAGATGCCCAGCCGGGAAGCGACCTTCAAGGATGGCCTCCAGTTCCTTGATCTGTTCCTTCAAGGCATCAAGATCGTCGGCATGGTTATCACCACAGGTTGGGCAAGTCTGATCTCGTTTTACCCCGAAGAATTCCTTGCCACAGGTTGAACAATGGCAGATGTAGTTAGCCCTACCGCCATCCGGGTATTGTTTGATCGGGGTGAAGGCATCCACTAGGACACCATGACGGTCAAGATACCGTTGGTGAGGGTAGCCTCATTGACGGTCATGGCACTGGTCGCCTCTGGCCGGCGGTGGTAGACGAGCACCTGGGCAGGGTAGGAAGGGGCCAGGGGCAGGGCGGGAGCGGTCAACTGGGCGGTCATGGCCGCAACATTGTCCCGAAGCGCCTGGATGGTGCTGGCCGCTTCCTGAAGGGTGATCTCTTCCAAGGGTTTGGTGAGATGGTCAGACATGGCTTCCTCCTGTTGATAATTTGATTTAATTTATTTTATTGACCGATTTAGCCAATAAAAATCCTGGCGGGATTTAATCCTGCCATTAAGGACGAGGGCTTGCAGTTCGTACCAGGTATCAAGGTAGGGGAGCACCAGGTCTGTAGCGATGCGCTCAGCGGTGAAGGTGGCATCAGCTTCCGCCGGCAGCAAGGCGAGGATCGAGGTTTCATGCCTGACGGTCATTATGCTTCTCCATCAGGGCGACGATGCGGTCCCGTTGTTTATGCAGGGTAGACATGGTGATCGGAGATGGATTCTGGCCAGGAGAAGTCAAGGCCCTGATCAGGGTGTCGATCTTCTCAAGGCGTTTGTGTAGATTCGGCATGGCATCCTCCATGGCAGTATAGGCTAAATTTTAGACCGATTCCTTCAAAAAGAAAGGGATTGCCTGTTTTCAGGGCCTTCACAACTCGGAC